TAACTTTATCAAACTAGAAAACGGACAATTTGCCGCACAACCAAACAATAGAATTATTTGGACTGATCAAAGCCTAGTTCCGGATAAAAAACTTACTCCAGACTTCAAAGTATGTACCCAAAACTATACAGTTGAAAACACACCCAAGTGGAGTGTAGGCCACACTGACGAATGGGCATACAAGTCAAAAGACGAAACCCTCGACACATAATATCATAAATAATTACAAGTTAATGCTGATTGACTTACCTATAGGAACGCCTACTTTTGGTGACAGTGATCGCGTCCGACACGGCTGGTGACAAAGAACAGGTTATTATGATACATAAGGTGACGTTACAATTAGTAGTTCTTTCGCGTTAACGAAGATATTTAACGTGGAGGAACAATGAACCGAGACCAAAATAGCAATGTCATGTTTGACTCTCTAATGACATTCGATCCAAACTATGATTTCGATCCTATAGATTATAGTTTGAACATTGCCGATAGTATTGTAAACGGCGATCTAGATTATAGAATTCCTTTTGTATACTGTCGCTTATACGAAATGGATTTTCCATTACATATAGGAAACCAATGTATACTTGCAAGTTGTGTAGTAAGACGTATTTTAAGACTGCACGGAATTGAAGCACATATTAAACAATACAAAGTTGAAATCAAAAATGATAACCGAGGTTGGGATTGGCGAGTAGGTTGGCCAGAAGTTGCACCAGGTGGTCAAGTTTCTACACATCAAGTTGTAGTAACTCCAGATTTTATTATTGATTTTGCACAACTACCATTCCATAAACGTTTTGGATCTACTGCACCAAAGGCTTTTATTGTGCGTAGACAAGACGGCTGGCAAACTGCAAAGAACTGTAGAATCCGTTATACTGAAAGAGAAAATCATAAAGCAACTAAAAACATAATTTGGGATCAAAAGCCTATTGAAATGGATTGGGTGAAAAGTTATTTTGATACCTACTCTATGTCTCACTAATACGTTGACAAACTAAATTTTAGAATATATACTACTAAACACATTAACAAACATAGGAGTAATTAATGTCAAGCAGAACTTATGGTGCTGATGAAAAGGCAAAACTAGAGCGTCTTGTTAACGAAGGTGCAAACGTTCTTAGAGAAGTAGAAGATCTAAACGAAGGCTTAAAAGAAACTGTAAAAGCAGTAGCAGAAGAATTGGATATCAAACCAAGTCTTATCAACAAAGCAATTAAAATTGCACACAAAGGTGATTGGGCAAAATACGCAGATGATTTTGACGATCTCGAAACACTTGTGGTTACTGTTGGTAAGGACAAGTAATCTTGCAAAAGATAATTTCTTTTTGGAAACAGAGTTACTATAGTGACAAGGTAGCGTTTTATTTTGAACTAGTAAGTTTTATATTTACAGTTGCCGCTAGCCTTACACTTGCTGTAACCGCAGATAACCCCGATATGCGTATAGTATACCCAGGTTTCTTTATAGGGTCGCTTACGGCGGTATATGCGTACTACAGACGCCACATTGCATGGCCAATGCTATTAACTAGTTACTTTGCAGTAGTTAATGTGTTTGGTTTTGGTGTTGCTACAGGTTGGTGGTAATGGTTACTGAACAAGAAAAGAAACGCATAAACGACTTTTTAGATACACATTTAAAAGAACTATCACAACCATCTGATGGTAGTGTAGCAAGATGCCCTTGGGCATATTCTAGTAGGGTTCCGATTATTCATACAGACGAATATATGGATATTATGAAACATATGTTTGACTTTCCATACGAAGATGACATTCACGGAATGTTAATTGTATTACATCATGTACAAGATCGTTTTGAAGGTCAAGACTTAATTGGGTTATGCAAAACAAGATACTTCACAGATCGTGATTTGTTGTTTATAGAATATAATTATGACCATTATAAAAACGAATTAAACGATCCTACTATTAGATTTTTCATTATCCAAAAACTTACTGAAACTAAAAAGGCAAGTCAAAAACTAGTTGAAAAAGGATATTACGAAACATATCCGCATAACAGAGTGTTTAGGAAAATTAGAGAAGCAATGGGCGAAGAACACTTTTACCCGCAACCAGATAAAATTGGTGAAACTAAATGAAGTATATGGTTGACATAGACGGCACAATCTGTTACAATAACAATAGTAAATATGAGATTAGCGAACCCGATTTAGATCGTATCGCACATTTTAATAAATTATATGATGAAGGCAACGAAATACATTACTGGACAGCAAGAGGCGCAAACTCAGGCAAAGACTGGCAAGACTTTACTGTTAAGCAACTTGGTGAATGGGGAGTCAAATATACAAGTATTAGATTTGGCAAACCACACTATGATATATGGATAGACGACAAGGCACAAAATGACAAAGATTACTTTAAAACAATTAAAAACTCAACCTAAACCATACCAACCGTTAGCATGGTTGTCGACTGCAATATTGCTAACAGCGGCGGCACTACTTTCATTATTTCCAAATGAAATGTACGCAACATACGGATTTGGTATTGCTTCTACACTTTGGACAGTTGTAGGAATACTTTGGAAAGAAAAGTCATTGATTGTTTTAAACGGAACGCTTACAATAATATATGTTTATGGTATTGTTAAGCACTTATATAGTATCGTCGGCTAAAAACGACACTGGTATTTGCCAGCCTAAAATGGCATAGAAGGAGAACAACTTGAGTTACGTAGACGCATTTTTTGATCGTAATGCAGATATTATTAGAGTCGTCGAACGTGTAGACGGCAAAAGACACTTTACAGAATATCCTGTAAAATATACTTTTTACTACGGAGACCAACGTGGTAAGTATAAAAGCATTTACGGCGATCCCCTAAATAGAATTGTTTGTAAAAACACAAAAGACTTTCGTAAAGAACTTGCTATTAACAAGAACAAAGATTTATACGAAAGTGATATTAATCCAATATTCCAATGTTTAAGTGAGAATTATCTCAATCATGATGCACCTAAACTAAACGTTGCATTTTTTGACATTGAGACTGATTTTGATCCCGACAGAGGATTTGCTGACCCTAGCGATCCGTTTATGCCTATTACGGCAATTACTGTAAGTTTACAATGGCTAGACAGTCTTGTTACACTTGCTATTCCACCTAAGACACTTACAATGGAACAAGCAGAAGAACAAGTAAAAGAATTTCCTAATACACATTTGTTTAAAGACGAAGCCGATATGCTTAAAACGTTTTTAGACTTAATTCAAGACGCTGACATTATATCAGGTTGGAACAGTGAAGGTTATGATATTCCTTACACAGTCAACCGTGTGCAAAAAGTTTTAAGCAAAGACGATACAAGACGTTTTTGTTTGTGGGATCAATTTCCTAAGAAACGTGAATATGAAAAGTTTGGACGTATGCAAGAAACATATGACTTAGTTGGTCGTGTGCATCTTGACAGTCTTGAACTATATCGTAAGTACACATATGAAGAACGCCATACATATCGACTAGATGCTATTGGTGAAATGGAAGTAGGCGAACGTAAAACTGTTTACGAAGGCACACTTGATGCACTTTATAACAATGACTTTAAAACGTTTATCGAATATAACAGACAAGACGTTGCACTACTAGACAAACTAGATAAGAAACTACGCTTTATTGATTTGTCAAACGAACTTGCACACGCAAATACAGTTCTTCTACAAACAACAATGGGTGCTGTTGCTGTTACAGAACAAGCGATTATTAACGAATCACATCATAGAGGTTTACAAGTACCTAATAGAGTTAAACGTGAGCCAGGTAGTGATCCGGCGGCAGGTGCATATGTAGCATTTCCGAAAACAGGAGTACACAAGTGGATTGGCTCAATGGACTTGAACTCACTGTATCCGTCAGTGATTCGTGCGTTGAACATGGCTCCAGAAACTATTGTAGGACAACTACGTCCTGAACATACAAACAAATTCCTCGGTGAACAAATGAACTTGAAAAAGAAATCATTTGCGGCGGCTTGGGAAGGACGTTTCGGCACACTAGAGTTTGATGCTGTAATGGAACAACGTAGAGATATTTCAATTACGGTTGATTGGGAAAATGGCGAATCAGATGTAATGAGCGGTGCTCAAATATACAAATTGATTTATGATAGCAACCAACCTTGGATGTTGAGTGCTAATGGAACTATCTTTACAACAGAGTTCGAAGGTGTTATCCCTGGACTACTAAAACGTTGGTATGCTGAACGTAAAGATATGCAAGGTATGAAGAAGAAGGCCATAGATGCAGGAAATAAAGCAGAAATTGAATTTTGGGACAAACGCCAACTTGTTAAGAAAATTAATCTTAACTCTTTGTATGGGGCCATTCTTAATCCTGGTTGTAGATTTTTTGACCCTAGGATCGGGCAAAGTACAACACTTACAGGTAGACAGATTGCTAAACATATGGCCGCAGAAGTAAACAAAGTTACAACAGGAGAATACAATCACGTAGGTAAAAGTGTTATCTATGGTGATACAGACTCTGTGTACTTTAGTGCATATCCTGTACTTAAAGATGATATTGATGCAGGTAATATTCCTTGGACTAAAGAAAGTGTTATTAAACTTTATGATCAAATTTGTGAAGAAGCAAATAAATCTTTCAGTAGATTTATGGGTGATACCTTCCATTGTCCAAAGAGTCGTGCAGAAGTAATTGCGGCTGGTAGAGAAATTGTTGCTGAAAGCGGATTGTATATTACTAAGAAGCGTTATGCGGCACTGGTATATGACGAAGAAGGCAATCGTAAAGACGTAGATGGTAAGCCAGGTAAAGTTAAAGCAATGGGTCTAGATCTTAAACGTTCGGATACTCCTGTGTTTATGCAAGACTTCTTAAGTGAAATTCTGCTTATGGTATTGCAAGAAGTAGATCAAGAAACCATTTTAGATCGTATTACAGAATTCCGTACAGAATTTAAGAGTCGTCCTGGTTACGAAAAAGGTTCGCCTAAACGTGCAAACAAGATTGGACACTATCAACGTATGGAAGAAAAGCAAGGAAAGGCTAATATGCCTGGACACGTAAGAGCAAGTATTAACTGGAATACTCTTAAGAAAATGAATGGCGATCGTTATTCAATGGAAATTGTTGACGGTATGAAAGTTATTGTTTGTAAACTAAAACAAAATCCAATGGGTTACACCAGTGTTGCGTATCCAGTAGACGAGATGCATTTGCCAGAATGGTTTAAAGAACTTCCATTTGATGGTGATGCAATGGAATCAACTATTATTGATAACAAATTAGATAACTTGATCGGCGTACTAAAGTATGACTTAGAAAGTACAAAGACCAAGAACACGTTTAACAACTTATTTGACTTTGGAGCATAAATGGCTACACACGGAATGATAGACTTAGAAACACTTGGAGTTAATCCAGATAGTGTTGTTATGACACTAGGTGCTGTTAAGTTTGACCCATTCAGTGATGCGGAACCGCATTCGCCATTGTATCTACGTGGCGATGTAGAAGAACAGTCAGAAAAGTATGGACGTACAGTTGATGAAAATACACTAGCATGGTGGGGTAAACAATCAAAAGAAATTCAAGACGAAGCGTTTGGAGACCATGATAGAGTAACATCAGACGAATTAACAAAACAACTTAATAAATGGTGTGTAGGATTAGATTACATTTGGTGTCAAGGTCCTACATTTGACTTTGTAATATTGCAGGACTTTTATAAGAAAGTAGGAAAGCCTGCACCTTGGAACTATTGGCAGATTAGAGATAGTCGTACATTGTTTGCTATGATGCCATATGATCCACGTAAAGACATACAAGAAAGTTTACATAATGCTCTTGCGGATTGTTTCTATCAAGCAAAGTGTGTACAGAAATCATATAAACACTTTGGAGTAACAAAATGATGACTGAACAAGAAGTAAGAGAAGAATATAGACAAATGAGAGATAATGTTCCAGGGTTCGCAGAACTTTGGCCAGATACCGATAGACAGTTTTACGAATGGTGTTCACAGTATTTAGATTACCAACACATAAAGGCTAAAGACGATGCGTGATGATTTAATGGTACAACAACAAGTAGACAACGTATGGCAACATATGGTTGGTGTTATTTGTTTGAATCAAACTAATCGTAAACAAGTTAAAGCAGTGCTACCTAAGTTCTTTGCTAAGTGGCCTACACACTCAAGTTTACTACACGCAACACGCAATGAAATAGAAGAAGTAATTGCTCCACTTGGTATGCGACACGTTCGAGCAGAAAGACTGTATCGAATGAGTGAACAGTTTGGAGATTGGGATGGTGAAGATGCTACACAATTATATGGTATTGGCAAGTACGGTTCTGACAGTTATAGACTTTTCTATAAAAATGAAATACCTGAAAATGTAGGTGACCACGAATTAAAAAGATACATTGAAGAGGAATTAGCGGCATGAAAATTTTACTCACAGGTAGCGAAGGACTAATAGGTTCAACACTTAAAAAGTTTTGGACGGGTATATACAAGTTACACTTTATAGACCTTTTATTAGGTTCAGACCTAAATACCTGTGACTTAAATTATGATGTAGATGTTATTGTTCATCTTGCAGGAAAGAGTGGAGTAAGACAAAGTATTAAAGAACCTAAAGAGTATTGGCATAACAATGTAGAAGCAAGTAAAAGATTATTTGATGCATTTCCAAATACTAAAATAATTTATGCTAGTTCTAGTACTGCTGTTGACCCATATCGTAATCCGTATGCACTAACAAAATTTACAATAGAAAACATTGCACCAAAGAATAGTTTAGGTTTAAGATTTAGAACAGTATATGGTGGAGAAAAAAGACCAGAGATGTTTATCCCTAAACTGTTAAGAAACGAAGTTGAATATATCAACGACCATACAAGAGATTTTATACACATCGCAGATGTGTGTAGAGCAATTACTTTATTAGTACAGTCAAGTGTTACTGGAGTAATTGATGTTGGTACAGGTAAATCTGTACATTTAAAACAAATTACCGATACGTGGGGGATTAATGTTCCTATGCGTAGAGGTAATGATTTCGAATTGGACGATAACTTAGGTGATCCAAAAGAACTTTTAGAGTTAGGTTGGAAACCAGAAATTGATGTTATTGAGTATATTGCCCAAGAGAAAACACTTGACAAAACTAGTTTTTCTAAATATAATGTAACAATAGGAGACCAATCATGAAAGACATTTTACAAGACATTGTTGCCCATACACATTCGTTAGGATTTCTTAACATTGTAAAGGTAACAAACGAAACCGACACTACTATCGAATCGATGGCAGAAGACCGTTCAGTTATTCTTAGTTCAAAAACTAAGAATGCAGTAAACGAATTTACAGGTACATTTGGTATGCCTAACTTAGATAAGTTAGCATTGCATTTAAAATGTCCTGAATATCAAAAGAATGCAAAGATTAGTGTTGAATCTGCAGACCGTAATGGTGAAACTATTCCAACACATATCCACTTTGAAAACGAAGCAGGAGACTTTGAAAATGATTATCGCTTTATGAACAAGCAGATCATTGAGGAAAAACTTAAGACTGTTAAGTTCAAAGGTGCAAGTTGGGACGTAGTAGTTGAGCCAAGTGTGGCGGCTATTCAGCGTATGAAGTTTCAAAGTTTAGCACACTCTGAAGAAACTGTGTTTACAGTTAAAACAGAAAACAATAACCTTGTGTTTAGTTTTGGTGATGCGTCACAACACGCAGGTTCATTTGTATTTCATCCAGGCATTCAAGGCAGTTTGAAACACTCTTGGGCGTGGCCAGTAGCACAAGTACAAGCAATTTTAAACTTAGATGGTAAAGTTACTATGAGCATTTCTGATCAGGGTGCTATGCAACTTACTGTTGATAGTGGTTTGGCAGAATACAATTATATTCTTCCTGCACAAACCAAGTAAGGATAAATGACGAAAAAAAATAAAAAGCCAGGCTTAGTAGAAAAGATAGGAAAAGCACATTCAAAGGTGTTTACATATGTTAGTAACAAAGCAAAGTCAAGTAAACTATGGGCAATATTATTAACAGTATTAGTAATATACGAACTAATAGAACATTTAGTTTATCCTTGGCTTGTTCCGCTTTTAGCAATTAAAGCCTTTGGATAATAGGAGAATAATTTGAATACTGACTTAACAAAAGAACAAAAAGACTACGCAACTTTTCTTCCGGCGATTAGTGGCTTCTATGCTACTTTTATCGGTAAGCAACGTCGTGAAGAATACGTAGACAAAAGTCGTATTCCTTTTCCAAACAACGAGATGGAAAGTCTTAATTGGTTTAACAAGCAAGACGGACTTTTTAATTATCAATGGAGTTTATATTCCGCAGGACACGCCGAACTTGATGTAAACAAGGACGCACCTAAAGAGGATATGATTCGGAACAGAGATAGAAATAACTCGTGGTTACTTGGAGACTCAGGTGGTTTCCAAATTGGTAAAGGTGTATGGGAAGGTGATTGGAAAGATCCTAATTGTCCTAAGGCTAAAAAGAAACGTGAACAAGTTCTTACGTGGATGGATGCTTATATGGACTATGGTATGATTCTTGATATTCCGGCTTGGGTATCACGTTCTCCTGCAGGTGCAAAAGCAACAGGTATTGATAACTATCAAGATGCCGTAAATGCTACACGCATCAATAACGATTACTTTATGGCTAACCGTAATGGTAACTGTAAATTCTTAAATGTTCTACAAGGTGAGAATCACGCTGATGCAGAAGATTGGTATCAGCAAATGAAGGACTATTGTGATCCTAAAAAATATCCTGATACACATTTTAATG